ATTTTTAGTTCTAATAAGACGAGCCGTCTTTTGCACAATATCTTCTTCTTCAACGATAGGAACCGGTGTCTGTTCTACTAGTTTATGAGAAGACTCTTGCGCTTCTTCTAACAATCTTTTGAATTCTTCTATTGCACTCATTTCTGCCATCCTATGATATAAATGCTCGTGTTAATTTGTTCCAAATAGCCATTAGATTTTCCCGTCATAGTAGTTTTTGCTTAATTCACTCCAAGGTCCATTTGTATTAGAATCTGGATAAATTTTTCCAGTTGGTTGAACCCTTCTACATTTTACATATGTTTCTTGTGTAGTACCACCTGTTGGTGTAAAGGATCTAATCCCGTTTGTTACAGTGCCATTAGCTTCACGATAATATTGGTCATTCGGGTGAACTTTTGCGCCTGCTGCTAATGTTCCCAATGTAGGAGCGTTATCATATTGCCAAATTGCAGTTGGTGTTCCACTAACTAAAATTGTTGGTGATCCTGGTACGTCAACCCATGCCATTATTTTTCCCACCCTTTAATATATTTGTCGGAGAAGTTTGCATTACTAAACTCAAGTCTATCAACAAGCTTAACAGAGTTTTTACCAGTATGATCGATTGCAACAAAGCCTTCTTGCTCTGTTACTTCATAGCCATCAGCAGTTTTCAAGAATGTACCGATACGCTTTGCTTTATCTAGTTTACGAATGATTAAATGTTTAGCGTCGATAAGTAGATTATATAATTCGAATACAGCAACAATCTGAGACTCCGGTGTTCGTTTAAAGTACTCTAGTGTTGCATCTTTCTTTGCTCTTTGTCCAGCTTTACCTTTTTCAGTCTTACGACCTGCGGCCTGCTTCTCGTAATAGTCATCGATGTATTGAATGAGATCTTTAGCAAATCTTTTTGGATCTCGAATTCTTTCACCGGCTCTTACTTTACTATTGACAAAGGTTTTGATTTTAATTAAGGTATCCTCATTCTTTGCGATACCATTAAGTGTTGGTGCTTTAATTGTATTGAATTTCTTACCAGCAGCAGACAGCAGTTTAGTTACTTCTGCGCTTTCTTTCTTGGTAAATGTTGCAGTACCGGAAACATCTTTATAGACTGCATCTACTGACCAGACCGATTTTGTGCTTTTAAGATTAGAAGCAATCTCCTCTCCAAAACTTGCAGACATTTCTTCAAAGCTTGATCCTCGGTATGTAGTATGCCAGACCACTCCGATCTTGGACCCGAGAATTTCCTTACCGAGCTTTGATGCTGCAGGTACCGCGTATACAATCGTATTAGGATGGAAAGTAACATGCGGTTCACCGTCAAAGTCCACCATTTTGAGATCAGCCTTATCATATAGAAAGTCACCTTGTACAACGCCCTCGATACCAAGCTTAGGCAGCTCAGCTAGGGCAAGCTTCAATTTTGCATTCAAATCGCCTTTAGTGTCGGCGTCAATATCATCATTGGTCTTATAGACCTTTGGATTCTTATTGAAAATACCTTTCTTCGCAACGAAGAATTTACCGTCTGATGGATCTTTACCAGCAAACACAGCAGGAGCACCGTCCCACTTTACTGTTACATTAACAGCCTTTGCTGATGCACCATCGAGCATATCTCTCAATGCTCTTAGAAAGTTAATAGCTGTACGAGTACCATCAACACCAAGATTCAAGATAGAATCTTCGAGGTGTTCCATGTGTACGTTTTTTGATTCTGAAAGATATTGTTTAAATCTAAGCATATTACACCGCGAATGGATTCTTCTTACGAGTTCCTGGTTTGATTGAGTACGCCGATGTTGGCATATTATTAATTTTGATTTCAGGCTGTATCTCGTAATAAGGTTTACTGCCACGAATACCAATACGCATTCTAAATGAACCCATACATTGGCCTTTTCTACCTAGTTCTGGAATATCAACTGGTAGGCCGAGAGGATTCTTATTACCTATCATATAGAAGTCGTCACCCGCTTGCATATAGTGTGCAGGCTCTGCTTTACCTTCTAAATAGTGACGAGTAACAAGCTCACCTAGATCTACATTCTTAACGTCTAGAATATACTGTGTTCTTTTACTCATATACTCTTTCATCTTTTCATATGAAACAGCATTCTTATTTTTCAAAGGACCTTGAGTAGAAGGAACAGTCATATCTTTCCAGTTCTTAATACCGGCAAATACTGCTACGTCTTTAAGGAATTGTTGTGTTTGGCGATCTTTAGAAAGATACTCGATCGCAAACTGTTTAACAGGATCAAGAGGTGTTGCAGCAGTCCACTTGCCATTAATATAAGAAACACGAGTGTTGCCAAGATTGTCTGTGTGGTTCATCTTGACTTCAATCCATGTTTTCTTACGATTGAACTCTGTTTTTACGTCGGCATATTTGGTGCTAACTTTGGGACGAGATGCCGTGACACCGTTCATGCCATTTAGATAGTCTGCTACGTCGGCTTCGTATTTATCAGATCTTGCAGACATAAGCAATAGCTCCAGCTCTTCACCAATAAAACTCTTAAAGGATTTCATTGTTTTTTTCCAATATTTGTTTTATTGTTATTTATAAGGAACGATGTATTCCTTATTAAAGAAGTCTGGAATTAATCCCTCAAAGCCTGAGCCTAGATTGAGTTTTCTTGCAATTTGATTTGCACTACTACGAGACAGATCTAAGTTGATGTACTCATCTGTTGTTGTGTCGTAGATTCTATACGCTTTCTGTACATGTTGCTTTACAATATAACTCATGTGAAATCTCCTGCTGCAAATAGTTTCTTCTTACCTTTATCGAATACTGGCATATCATCATCTGGTTTCAGATCAAGCACGCTTCTTGGTGATGAGTTGGCAACTTGAGCTGTGTCTCTACTTACCTGTTGTTGAGCGCCAGGTTCTAGATCATAGATCTGCATCTTAGCACGATCAATACCGACGACAAATCTACGGTAGTAACTTAGATCACCCCAGCGATTCTTAAGCTGCTTGATCATGAGTTGGCCAAGGTTGTCTAGTTCTTCGGATGATATAAGTCCAAGTATACAGTCAGCAGTATGAGTAATCCCCATAGACTCAGATGTATTGGTAAGATCCACATCGGAGTTACCGTAACCATCGCGATTAAATTGAGAGCTAGTAACAATGGCACAATTAAATTCCATTGCAAGTCCACGTATTTCCTCCGCAATTGATTTTACTAGTGTGTAACTATTGGCGGCAGCAGCACCTTTAACGCGAGCCGAAGCACAAATGTTAAGGTAATCGATAAAGACAACGTCAGGAACAAATCCTCGTTTCATCTTAAGTTCATTGAGTAGATGTCTGAAGTGTCCGGCATGGGCCGAGCCTGTTGGATATTCTTTAACGATAAGCTTGCCCGGCGATTTAGATGTAATACGATCAATACGCTTTTGATAAACATCTCGTGGCATTAGCTTGAGATCGTCAAGAGTTACATCCATCAGGTTAGCATCGATACGTTCTGAGATACGTTCTTCAGCCATTTCCATAGTGATATAAACAACATTCTTACCTTGTGTAAGATAGTTTGCTGCCATATGACATTTAACGAGTGACTTACCACCGCCGGTAGTCGCAAGGAGAACAGACATAGATTTGCGAGGTAAGCCACCCTTGGTAACTTTGTTTAGAAGATCGATATCAAACGGCAGACGTTCTTCTTTGCGATGATAGAAGTCATAACGAGAATCCGCATCATCAAGGAAATCGTGGCCGATTGATGTATCGAAACTAATTGACAAAGAGTTAGATAAGAGTTCAGGCAATGCGCCCTTATCCATTTCTTTGTCTTCGCCATCAATAACTAGAATGGCTTTACGAATCGAGTTGTAAAGATCTTTGTCTTGGCAGAAACGCTCGGTCTCGGATACAAGCCAATCGAGATCAGTTGCTTTGTCAACAGTCAAATCATCAACAGTAGACATAACTTGTTGATATGAGTCTTCGTTAAGATCTTTACGTTTATCTAAAGTAATTTTAAGAGCCTCTATTGAAGGAGGCTCTTTGTAATCTGTTACATAATTTGAATATGTATCAAATATCTTTTTCAAGTTAGTATCATCAAAGTACTCCCCTTTGATGTAGGGGAATACTCTGCGATAATAGTCTTCATTAAATATCAGGTGTGATAGTACCGTTTTTTCAATCATTCTCAACCACTTCTTCTAGCACTTCATTGTTGGGTTCGTCGTCTTCACGCATAATACTACCGGATGCACCGATGGTAAACGCGTCTTTAATATATTTAGAAAAATTTGTCTTCTCTAACATATTAAGCCAAAACTCAGAATTGTCAACAATTTCTTTTGCTCGAAGAAGTTTTTCGGAAAGAATCTCACCTGTTTCAGGATCTACTGCTTCATACCAACCAACTTTTGGTTTGCGTAGATAACCACCAACTTCGGCAATTTCCATCAAACCAGACCATTTTACAATACCACCTTCCCAAGATACTGAGATTGGAATCTTAGATTTCTCTTTTACATGGCGAGACTTTTCGATGTTAATCACAAAGTGGTAGCCTGTAATTTCTGTACCAACCTTTTCTTGGCGTCGACCAATGATCCAAATAGCATCTGCTGAATAGTAGATACCTGTACCACCTGATACGACATCCTTAGGAAACAGACCAATCTCTTTGTAAGTGTGATTGACTGCGATAAGTGGAATGTCCTTAAGATTGAGATGTGGTGTAACGATGCGGAACAAAGATTTAAGTGCCTTGGCACGAGACATATCAGCAACTGATTTGCCGTCAAGAGCATCCTCAACTTCTTTCTTAGAAGCAAGGTTACCGATAGAGTCAATAACGATCATGACTTTGTCATTCTTCTCGATCTTATCCAGCTGTTGTGTAATATCAAACTTAAGCTCTTCAGCATTAGTAACTGGAGTGTGTACTACACGATCCATATCAATACCAAAGGATTCAAAGTATGCTTGTGGTGTACCAAACTCTGAATCATAGAATAGAAGAACTGCATCTTCATTCTTTTTCAAATAAGCAGCTGCCATTAGAAGAGCAAAGGCTGATTTAAAGTGTTTTGATGGACCAGCCAAGACCAAAAGGCCAGGACTTACACCGCCATCAATACGGCCAGACAACGCCACGTTCACCATAGGAACTGACGTTGGAGCCATATCTTTCTTACCAAAGACTTTAGATTCCGAAATAGGAGCAGTCAGCTTAATGGTAGAATTTTTTACAAGTTTATCTAATAGACTCATTGTGTACCTTCCACGATTGTGAGCAGTTTAGCCTTATAGGCCTCGATCTTTCCAACTCGATCAGGCCAATAAATCGTTGATTTATCTGGATTCTTACAAAGATTGTCCAGGAATGGTGTAATTGATTTGTAGAGAAGCTCTAATCTATACTCAAGATTATCAGCTTTAACTTTGGAGTCCGTTAGCTGGTCCTCCAAAGTTTGCTTTTCGTTACTAACCTGTTGAATAGTTTCTTTGGCTTCAGCTTCTTTTTCCTGAAGTTCTTCATCAATAAAGCTGAAGCCAAAGTCAAAGTCTAGAACCTCTTCGTAGACTTTATTAGCCATTCGCTAGCTCCTTAAAGATTGATAGATCGTCGTCATCATCCATAGATAGATTAGACGTGGGCTCTGGAGCAGCTGCAGCCAGAGTTGGCTGAGGTGCAGCTTGTTGGGTATTACCCATGCTGCTCAGATCAAACTCATCATCATCTTCAGCAGTAGTTGGCGTGGAAGGCTCTTCATCGAGAGCAAGTACACGATAAAGTTTTGCTTTCAATTCAGCATATGATTTAAAGTTCTTTGGATCGATCAATTCTTGCAGAGAATGTTCTGCGTTGTAGATACGTTCCAGTTCTGCTTCATCAGTAGACAATGCTGAAGGAGCATCAAACTCAGACTTATCATAGTTTGGATAGCCTTCAAACTGACGAATCTTCAGACGGAAGTTAGCACCTTCCCATAGATCAAATGGGTTTACTGGATCCTCATCTTCAAACTGTGGATTCATTAGATCGTTTAGTTTGTCGAAGATCTTCTTACCAAATTGATACATGAAGACTTTGCCTTCGTTAGCAGGATTACCAGAGTCTTTAATGACCATGATATTTGCAACGTACTTTAGACGACGCTTCTGCTTACGAGCAAGTTCTTTGTCTGAATCAATACCAGAGTTCCACAACTTTGAGTTGTATTCTGATACTGGATCATCTTGATTAATGGTAGTGAGAGAGTTCTCAATATACCATAAGCCTGTTGGACCTTGGAAACCGTGATCCCAGATACGAACGAATGGCATTTCCTCACCGGCTGCGGCAGGCAAGAAGCGAATAATTGCAAAACCGTTACCTGCTTGATCGCGGGTTGGTTTCCACATTTTACCTTCGTTGGGATCTGAGTAGCTCTTCTGTGATACTTTTTCGAGCTGGGCGTTCAACTTTTGAAGTGAGCTTGAACGATTTTTTTTGAGTGCATCAAATGACATGTGCGTATCTCCTTAATATTGCGTTGTATGTTTTTATTGCGAAATATGTATCGGCGTACCGACCATATATTTATATCAGAAAAACCGATTTCTGACAAGGTCTTTCAACTTTTTTTCGTTGATATTCAAAAAAGGTCTATACTTCTTTGATAGTTTTATTATATCACTTGCTATGATTTTGTCAACTATATTTTGCTCCCAGTAACCAAAAATATTGGCCATGTGAGTAAGTATAGTAAACGTTTCAAGTGATATCTGTTTTTGGCTGTACAGAGTCATCGCATAAGGATGCTGACCATTGTGCACAGCAAAGTTGGCTTGGTAGTTATCATCTAGTTTCTCTAGATCTGCTTTGAAAAGACGACTCATAGAATTCATCTTAATCTTCCATTGCAAATAACGTTCCTCACCTTCGTCATCCAGAATCTCACGTATCCAAACGTCAGGCTTTACAATTATGTTTGCAAGTATGAGATTCTCAGGATCTTCTTTATGGGAAAGCTTCTCAAAGAAGTATGCATACTGGCTAGTACGAAACTTATCGAAAGAAGCTTTTATTTTCCCATGATATTTGTGATAGTCGTATTGGCTGGCGAAGTGTTTCTTCATTGCCAAGAACATCACATAATACTTAAACGACTCTTCGTTAGCAAAACTCGTCGAGTGTTTGATCATCTTGTTTAACCATTCTCAAGACAACCGCTTCACTGCGAACCTTCTCTTTTAAGATGGAAGATTTCTTTACAATGTCTGCGACTGTTTCAATTTCTAATTCATTTTGGCGGGCATATTCTACTAAAGCATCAATGTAGTTAACACCGCGTGATAGCATCTCTGATATATCATGATGCACTTTTTCGGGGGTTCTTGGTGTAATCATTATCCGTTTAGTACCTTAATACCATCCAACCAATTGGTTGCAGCATCTTCAATATAATGAATGCTATGGCCTGTAATAGTTTCTTCTTTAACGAAATTACCATTGATGTGGTAACGAATTGTGTAACCTTGATCGGCTTCATATATCTCTGCTCGAAGTTGGTTACCTTCTCGCTCACCGAGAAACTGATTGACGAACGTGCTCATCTCTGTTATCCCTCACATGTTGAATATTGGATGTGGCCTTATTAGATCCACAATTTTTACAAAAGGAAACATAAATCATGTACTTATGTCTACCGAACATAACGGATGTATTTCCACTTGTTATATTAATATTATCACAACATCCATGAACTGTCAACGGTTTATTTTCCATAATTGCTTTCCTTCCAATATTTGTTGCGCTCATTAGTACTGGTCCTGTTTGCTTCGTGTTCTTTAATTTTTTCGATATATTGCAGTTGTTGTGCTTCTTGAAAATGTTTCCATTCTTGATCTTCTACGTAATAGTGAGGTTTTATGTCCATTTGAATCTCCCTAGACAGCAAAACTTTCTCCGCAGCCACATGAAGCAGTGGCATTGGGGTTAACTACTTTTAAATAGGAACCACCCAGTTCTTCTACATAGTCTACTGTACAACCAAAAACAAACATCTCTGCCATAGGATCTAACCATAAATTTTCAATAGTTGGGCTTTTGTCTGTGGTTCCCCACTCATATTGAAAACCAGAACATCCGCCGCCTTTTACCGCAAGTGATACGTTAGGTTTACCAACTTTCTTTAGATAAGCTTTGGCGTTTTCCGTAATAGTTAATATCATTCCATTCCACTTTCTTCCTTAGTTTTATATTGCCATTCATCAGTATGACCGACCGACCATTTAGGTTGATCTTCAACTGCATAATTTTGAGTACATACTTTAAAATCAGGTCGTTTCAACTCAGCAGGTGTTAGTGAGCTGTCTCGCCATATAACTCTGTTATTTGGTTGCGCGGCAAATTGTCCGTTGTCAAGTCTGATGACGTTGAATGATTTGTGTTCGGGATCTTGCTCACTGAAATTGGTGTCAAGGATAGACTTGTCGCGGTGGGCGTTGTCAATAGTGAATTCGTACTCGCCGCTGTGCATCTTCTTATCTTTTCCGAAGAACTCACACCTACACAAGATTGGCTTTTCAATAACAGTAATATCATAGTCAAAGCAATCCCATAGCTGAAGAACGTCAAGTGGGAGTTGGTCTTCAGGATTGAAGTCTTCTTTCCATACAAACGCAGAAATCGGTAGTTTATCATATAGTGCGCCATAATCAGTAAGTAGTGTTTCAAAATATAATGCTTTTGCCTGTGTTGATTTAACGCTGATCCAAATGCCCGGTGTCAAATTACCCCAGCTTGGATGACCTGGTTCTAAATCATATAGATATTCCATCTTAACGTATACTGCAACTGGCGGTAAGGGATGTACTAAAAATGCCATTTAAATCTCCTCGAATAAGACATTGTTGACATAAGCATCTTTATCTTCTTCGGATATACCCATTGCTAAAATAGATCGGTGCAAATGTGGATTTAATTTTTGATTTTGGCAATACTTGTTTAATAAAGGTAAAGTATCTCTATGTGAGTCAAACGAGTTGGCTTCTAAGTTTTCCAAGTAGAATTCTAGAAGCTGTGAAGTTACATCAATAAACTGATCTAATTCTTCATCGGTGTTTATGTTACCTACGGCGATCATATGATCTGAAAAGATTTCTTTAGCCCAAGGTGGAAGTTCTCTTTGTTTGTTCCACTCTAAGTTTTCTACTGTTCGAGACATGAAATCTGTGTAAGGATGTGGGACTCCGTGTAAGGGACTATAGTCCATAAAAGATCCTGTAATCTTTTTTGGGCCTGCTACAATATCAAATCCTAAGATGGGCAGTTCAATGTATCTCTCTGGGAACACATTAACATGCATCAACCAGAGGCCTTTACCATCTTCAGGAATGATTGTTTTTAGATGAGCTTTATACACTTGATCGGAATGCCAAAAGGTATCGGTCCAACCAGGAAAGTGCATATCTTCTGTGTAACTAGGATTATCCCAGCGCTCGAAGTACTCATCAAATTCATTAAATATAAAATCAGAGTACTGATTCAGTCTCTTCCATAGTGGATGCGTCATATTTTTTTAGTGTCCAAGTTCCGTTCTCGTTATCAATCCAAGCAAGGTTGTCACCTGGTTCCCATCCTAATTTTTCTAGAAGATCGTCTGAGAATTGCAAGTAAAGATCCCCTGTTTGGGGATCTTCGTTAACTGTTAAAGTTTCCATTATCTATTATCTACGCTTTCTTGCTCTACGAGCTTTTGCAAATGTATTCATTAGCCTAGTTTCACGAACCTCTTTTAGGGTTCTTCGTCGCTTTCTAGCAGCTTCACTCTTACCCATTCGTTGTTGACGTGTAAGTGGTTTGACTGTTACTTCTTCGAGACGTGTAAGTGGTTTGACTGTTACTTCTTCGAATGCAACTTCTCTATGCATAAGATACCTCCTATGTGTTGGCTGTTAACAATTATATTATATCAAGATATGGTTAGATTGTCAACTAATTTCTTCAGAAAGCTCATCAAATAATTCTGACGCAAAGTCAAAACAAATCTTAGCTTCATCTGCCATATCGTCATGCAAGAGCTTTCGGAATTCCTCAATAAGGATTTTAGTATCTCCTTCAAACTCATACATCTTGCCTGAGCCGGGCACTTTCTTTTTGATGATCTGACCACCATGTAGTTCACCAAAGTGTCTTACGTACATATGAGCTAACAGTCTATCGTTAGCATCGATATTGGCAAGAGTGTGTATATGACTGGCGTATTTCTCTACAGAAGGTGGATAGCTACCATCAGGCTCTAATTCATACTCGTTTTCAAGTTCACGAATGTCAGTCCAAATACGATTGGACCTCTTAATCGGTTGCAAATTTGGGGGAATGATTACTTTAGATTCCAGCGCTTCGTAGTTTAAGTACTGGCAACATAAAAATTTGTGATAGAGTTTGGGCTCAATATTGCCGCTAATAAGATGTTTAGCGAACTTACGCCGTTCAGCAGATTGGTGGTGAGCCCAAGTAAGCTCTTTCAATTTTAGTGACATTACAAGCCTCCGCTGATTAAAACCTATTTTTATTTATAACGACAAACGGGGCCCCGAAAGGCCCCGCTACTAAGTTTTTTCTGCAAGTTTATCTCAACTTAGAAGTTGAATGAAACGGCCGCAGTAGGTTTTAGTTCTTCGCTGTCTAGGTTATATGACGCTCCTGCTTCGAGTTCGATCCCTGCGAAGCCGTAAGTGTAAGAACCACCTACGTTTTGAAGCATTTCATCCTGGTCGCCGTTTACGAATACTGTAGCACCGTAAGCGCCTGCATCTACTTCAAAACCAATATCTTCTGATCCTGAGTCATAAGTGACTGCAGCACCAAGACCGATATTGTCGTCCAACAGATAATCGCTGCGAGAACCAATCGCAAATTCTTCAGTGTCCATGTTATAAGAACCTGCTGCCTGTAGAAATACATAGCCTAGGTTCATTTCATACATACCGGCTACTGTTTCGATGTCTGTTACATCCGCTTCGATATCTTTCCAGCTAAAGGCCATTTGTGCTCCAAGGGCTTTAACTGCAATAGATTCTTTCATGGCTGGATCAGCCAATGTTGAACCGTCTTCTGAATCGATCCAAACATTACCTTGATCTCCAAATGAGATCATTGCGTCTCCGTTTACCACTGTACCAACTTGCCATTCGTCAAGCTCAATGTCACCGTCGGTGTTCATGTCTAGATCGATGGCTGCAAATGCGGGTACCGCTGTACCCATTGATGCGATACCTAGGTCGAAGGATGTTGTAGCACCCCAATCGCCTGCTGCGTTTTCTTTGATCTCAGTTGTGATTTCGCCACCAATGTCTGCGGCCATTACTGAGCCCGCTGTGCAGACTAGCGCTGTTGTAAGTAGTAGTTTATTAAACATCCTGTCCCTTTCTTTACTTTTACTGAATGTGTGATGTGCCACATTTTCTGTTGCTAGGTAAGTGGCCAACCCCCTGTGTTATGCAGCTAGTGCGTAACCAGATGGTGCAAAGTTATCGTTTGCATTTAGTAGTTTTGGCTGAATAACGTAGGCCAACACGGTGAACTCCACTCAACTATTCCGTTCGTCGATCCTTGTTCACCCCCATCAAAGATACACTGGCGAGAACAAAGGGAGGATCCTAAGACTGTCCCAGAGACCTATTACTCTCAAAAGACGCTAATGTATCTATGGTGGAGGTGCGCGGTACTGCCCCGCGGTCCGATCCGTTTTTATTTTGTTTCAACGTTCACTAGATATATATAATACAAAAGGGCTGAAATGTCAACCCTTTTGCAGTACTTTTCTTGTTATTGACAAAAATGTCACACTAGATTAATGATGTAATGTACCATTAGTACAATAGAATCAATCTAAGCGATCTCTTTGAAAGATAATTTCTTCAATTTCTTCTAGAGTCTCTCTGCATGTAGCTAGGATAGCAGAATCTGTTGCAAGG